CTGCTGTCGAGCTCAAGACGGTACGCGCCGCACGTGTACGTTTTCCGCTCGCTCACGACCGCACCCCCTGCACGGCGCGCGCCGCGGCTTCGAGCTCGCCGATGATGCGATCACGCATCGCGTAATCGGGGATCGCCGCCCACTCGCAGCCCGTCTCGTTATAGTCGTAAGCGCGCATAACGGCCCGCTGAGTGAGCTCGCAAGGCGTGGCCGTCACGTACCGAATGCCGCGGTCGACGTCGACAAAAACGACGCGGCCGTCGTCCAGCTGGGTCGCTGCGATCCGCTGGCCGGCTTCGGTGTACCAACGGCCGGTGTTAAACGAAAGAATTTTCTGAGTCATGTTTTCACCTTCTAGCTGTATATCCACGGGGCACCGCGCCCCGCGGGGGGATGTCAAGTATCGCAAAGCCTGCACCATAAAAAAAGGGCCCCGTGAGGGGCCCTCGAAGGCGAGCGCGGGATCACGCCGCGCAGTCGATTGGCCGGCCGTCGCCCGAGGTCTCGCAAGCTGCGCAGTACCAATAGAGCGGGGCCGCGCCGTCATCCGGCTCGACGTAGACCAGCTCGTGATCGAGGCGCTCGACGTACCAGCTCGGGATCGCGACCTGAGCGGGGCCCGAGCACTCCGGACACGCCCAGCGGGAACCGGCCGAGCTCATGCCGCCCAGTCCAGAATGTCGCCGGCGCTGGCTTCAAATTCCACGCGGTCGGCCGTCCACGGGATCGAGCGTGCGTACGCGGTCGCGCCGGTTACCGCATCCCATGCGGTCTCGATCGGGCGGCCCTCTTCCTGCTCGTGCACGGCCTTGATCCGCGCGGCCACGCGAGGCCCGAACCGGCTAGCCAAGAATTGATCGACCTTTTCGAGCTTCGCCGACTGCGCAGCACGCAAGGCCGTCGTGACGTTCGCGGCGCTTGCGCGTGAATACTCCAGCAGGGCCGGCGCGGCCTCTTCGAGGAACCGATCCGGAGCGCTGGCAGTGTGACGGATTGAAATTTCGTCGAGCTCGTGAGCGCCCCAGACAATCCGATTCGCGCAGACGTAGTCAAAAAGGAAAGTTTTAATTTTTAGCGCGCTCGCACCGGTCTCGGAATTGGTAACGAAAAACCCGCGGGCGAGCTCTCCGGTCTTGCCGTCACGCCGGTTGGGTAGTTCGATCCGGTTAACTTCGTCGGCCAAGAAAACGAACATATCGCGATCGCCAGCAAAAAGCGTCGTATTAGCCTGAGTGATCGGGACACGCTGGCCAAACTCGGCCGGCACGCGAAAGTCGCCGGTGACACCATCCCCGAACCGATCTTCGAGGGCGCGCACCACGTCCACGTTCCAAATGCGGCCGTAGCGCGGGCCTGTGGCCGCCCTGAGCTCGACACCATCCGAGCCCCGCGTGAGCAGCACGCCCGTGTCGATCGCGTCGCGCTCGACCCTGAGCCCGTAATTTAAACAATCCGCAGCGAGCGGGGCGGGCAGGCTCCGAAGGTACGCGGCCGGCGCGCCACTGAGCGCGGCCAGCTGGCCGAATGCCCAATTGCTGGGGGCCGCTGGGTTACCCTGCGGACCCTCGATCACAAGGCCCTTATTATCGTCGGTTGGGACGACGCCCAGCCGGCGCGAGCTCACAACCAGCGCCCGAGAATTCGCGCGCAGGTCCTCAAGCTTTGCGCGCATTTGCGGGAGGCTGGTAAATCGCTCTTCGGCCGGACGGGTAGCCCATTGGCGAGAAGCTTGCATTAATGTGGTCATGGTTTTAATCCTCTTTTCTAGCTGTATGCTCGGGGCGAAATTACCCCGAGCGCTGATATTAGCCTAAAAAATAAAAAGTAAACAACCCTTACGGCGCGCCAATGTCGCCGACGACGTGATGACGCAACAATGAGCCCGAGGGGAGCTCACGCGCGAAGCGTTCGAGCGCGGCCGCATCATCAGGGGCCCCAGCGCCAACCGTAGCGCGCCACTGCATGGCGACCGGACCGCCAGCGCCGTAGCACCCGCCCTTTTGATCCGTTCCCACGCGCGCCGCTTGCTGGCCGTGAGCTTCAAAGACAACAACAAAATCACGATCAGGGCGAGCACATAGCGGATCGCCGTTCCCGCAATTCGAGCACGTGATCCGATCCGACACCTCAGCAGGACAGCGAACGAACCGCACGCCCTCGACCTTTTTAGCCCAGCGCTCGCCCTTCGCAACCGTGAGCACGGCCGGCCGGCCGAGCTTGCGCGCATGTAGCGCGCTCGCAAGAGAATCGGCCGAAAAGTTTATAACGGTCTCGCCCGCGACCGGTGCGGGTAACTTTTCGGCGGGAAAGTGTGAATAGGTGAACGCCTTCCCGTTCCGAGGGACTGCACGGCGCAGGGCCGACAAATAGCGCTTATCGATTTTGCGCACGGCCGCGGCTGGCTGGGGATTCAGCGGGCACGACGCAGGACACGTGCCGAACATGTTCACGGCGCCGGCGCGGTATGTCACCGCAATGGGTCCGGTTTTCCGGTTCGCGGATTGTCTGACGGTTTTTAACATGCAGGTTTTCTCCTTTCTCGTTTAAGTTCCTCACAGCAAAAACAATCGCCGCACCCACATATCCGACCGACTGCAACGCGCTCACGTCGCAGCCATTCTCCGCGGGACGGCTCTTGCCTTACAGGCTCAACCAATAAAAGCAGTCGGTTACCGACTGCAAACAGGGTTGATTTTCCGTCCATCACACTCCCCCCTCTGCCTCGGCACTCATGATGTCCAACGTTTTAGTCAGGAATTCGACCTCCTGCTCCAAATCCTTAACCCGCAACTCCAACTCATATATCCGCGCATCGCGCTTGCCGATCTCCTGCACGATTGCCGTTGTAATCTCTCTGACTTCCATCGCTCGTACTCCTCAAACAATAGAAAAACAGCCGAGCCATTCACGATAGGCGCGCTGGTCTTCAATCCGCAGGACGCACCAAACACCGTTAACTTCACGAGCAACACAAATGTCGCCGCGCTTCCAGTTTTTCCAACCGAGCATGATTGCTTTCTCCTTTCTTAGGTAGGCCCGCCATGGGCCCGAGCGCTAATACTGGCACAAAAGAAAAGGCCGGCACAAGTGGCGGCCCGATCGGTTAGTTACTACAGCTCAGGACTAGGTCCCCTCCGCAAGAATCGAAACAGACAGCCGCGAGGCCGCCAGCCTTTTGATCAGTGCCGCGGCGAGATCATCAAGATCGATATGCGTCGCGACTTCGTCGGCCCCGATCGCTTCGGCAATATCGGCGACATTGAAATACTCGGAAACATCCCGCAAAGAAATATTCTCTGCGACACGCTCCGCGACTTCGTCCGCATCCATCGCTTCGGCAACATCAGAGGCGGTCAGGTATATCTTGCGCGCCACATTGTCGGCCACTTCGCTCATGTCAAGATCGGTCGCGATTCGATCAGTCACGCGGTCGATCACTTCGTCAGGGTTGAGGGCTGGGGGCTGCTCGCCGATTGTTTTCTTAACTTCGGTGAGCACCAACGGCGTGATTTCACGCGCCAAAGATTGAACTAAAGCCTCGATAATCGGATTAATATCCACGTCAATTTCTCCTTTCTAAGTAATCGCCGGCGGCGATCTGTTCACAATATTGAACCTGAGCGCTGTACGTGTCAACCAGTGCACGCGCCGCGGCCAATGCCGCAATGTGGTCGGGGTCCGGATCATCCTCAATTTGATCGAGGGCCCAGCTCAACGCGTCCACCAGCTCGCCGATCGCTTCGGGGCTCACCACTGCACCCGATCGGATCGCTGAAGCTGGCGCACCGCCTCCAGCCTTTCAGGTGAGCCGAGCTCGTACACGTCGCCCGCGGCATCGACGCCGGCAAAACATACCCACTCGCTGGACTCCAACGCCTCGAGCTCAGCTTCTAGCAGCGCCTCGAGCTCGCCTTCGTCCGCGTCACAATCCAGCCGGCGCGCTTCCATGATCGCTTCGATGTATTCATCGCGCTCTGTTTCCGCTTCGGCCTTAGTGTCAAACAGCAGGGGCTGGCTCTCGCCGTGCTCGTCAGTCTCCAAAGAAACGAACGCGCCAGAAAGCGTATCCGTGACATTGGCCCAGCCTGTGCGCACAAATGTCTTGCTCATACGTGCACCTCCATCGCAGCCACAAGGTGCCCTAGGTCCTCATCGCTCATATTGGCAAAACCGCGGAAGCCGTGCTCCAGATAGTGCAGCAGCAATAGATCGTCTTCGCCGTTCAGGATCGAGCCGGCGATTTCATTGACCAGTAGGTCGATGTTCTTTTGTCGAATGGTTCGCATGGTTTTCTCACTTTCTGTTCATTTGTTTCTGTTGCTAATAAGTGCAAGCCAGCCCATGTAGGCCGCCAGCTTGACCCATTCCCAAAACGATACGCGATCAGGACTTGGCTTTTTTCTGACAACCACAACTAGCCCTCCTCGTCCTCACCGAACACCCGCCGCCATTCTTCCGCAAGGTCCTCATCCGATCGGGTCTCAAATCCAGCGAAGCCATGCTGCAAATAGCTTTTAAGTACTACATGGCCATTATCCCTGTCTTCGGTCATCAGGTAGTCGATCAATTCACTGGCCAAAGCATCCGCGGCCTGTTCTTTCGTGAAATCTTTGTATCTCATGACTGCACCTCCTCGACCTCTTGCGTTTCGACGCGATCGGTACCTAGTAGCGCAGCCGCCTCGGCTTTCGCTTCGACAGCTGCTTGCTCTTCGGTATCTGCTTCGACAATGACGGTACGCAGAACGCGTGCGTCGACTGTGACTGCATAGGTTTTCATCTAGGTCTCCTTTCTATCTTTCTCTGCTGGAACATCCCAGCAACTCAAATCTATAACAGGTTGCTAGGCCTCTGCAAGTGTATAGCCCACCATTGCCCACGGGACTTCCCCATAGTGCCACGCGGCGATCGGCTGCGTGTCGACGCCCGCCTTCACAAGGTCCATGACCTGCGCGCCAGAATACAAAAGCAGCACGCCTTCTTTGCTTGCGGGTTTACCAAACGGAACGAACAACACCAGAATGAAGGTCCTAAAGCCCTGCTCCGCGTGCCGGTGATGGAAGGCGATCTGATGCGGGGACAGTCGGACCTTGCGGCCGTGCTTGACCACTTTCAGCTCAACAGGGACGAACTCGCCCGATTGCTTCAGGGCAATAAAACAATCCGGAATGCCAAGATTTACCCGTGATTCAATTCGGGTAATAAGGCAGTTTGGGAGGTTTTCTTTCAGCCTCTGGTACAGGCTCGTCTCGGGTTTCGCTGGCATCTACTGTTTCCTCGGCTTCCTCAACGTCTGCGTCCTCATGCTCGATGACAAGAGGCTCTTCGACGCTGTCGCGCACTTGCTCTGGCGTGACGTCGATGATCGGACCGCCGCCGTAGAGCTTCTTGATTTCCTCGAGCTTGCGCATGACCTCTTCCTTGCTCATGGAATCGATCGTGCCGTGCCTGATCTCCTTGCGATCAATGTAGATCGTCCCAAGGGCCTGCCCACGGCGATACTCGGCCTGTACCGCAGCGCCATAGGCTCCTGCCGCCAGTGCCTGATCGCGAATCACCTGTAGGTCGCGCATGTGTCGCTCGTACGTCGTCCCGTACTTCTCTGCCATCTCGGCTCGCGCCTTCTGGATGGCCGCGACAATGTGCGGGTTCTTATCAGGGTCGGTCAGCTCCTCGGCTTTCTTCTTAGCGCTCTTGACGTTCCACCCTGCACGGATCACGGCCTCCTGCAACGTCACGTGACCGTCTCCTGCCACGAACTCGTTAACGAACTTCCACTCCTGCGTCGTAAGCTCCTTGCGTTTATGCGGCTTCACAGGCCGTGAGAGCTTCTCTAGGGTCTTAGGCTGTATGCCCCTACCTATCTTGCTGCTGAACTCCCTGTCGGCCTTGCTGCGCATCTTCATGCCACTCTCCAGACCCGCCAGCCATTCTCGACGCGTCGACAAGAGAATTTGGTCCCATGGCGCTTGGAGTACATCCACGCGGCGCTGCGGGCGTTCTTGGCGGACTCCACGTCCGGTAGCAAAAAGCTGTCCCCGATCTGCATGACAGGGAAGGGGTATTTCTCCCGCTGGGTTTCCGTCGGAATCGGGATTCCAGAGTCAACTATCAACATGTAACTAGTGTAACGGAGGCAACTTCAGGGCGTCCAGCCTATTTGAGGCGATTTTATATAGCTATTTCTAGACATTGGACACGTTCAAACGTAGCAATTTGAGACGCCATTGCATCCCAGAGAAATTACACCATTACACTTCTAAAAACATACTGTAACCATACTTAACTCATTGTTTCTATTAGGTTATTACACCATTACATTGCACTACTACTATTTGTTGCTTTTGAACGTGTCTAAAGTGGCTGAGAGGCTATAAGAAACCCCCTGTAATGCCCTTGACCCGTGATCCGCGGCCCTTTCTGTCTCATCCACACAACAAAACCCCCTCTCTTGTCTCCTTTCTACAACAAACTTGCCTTTCCGCCTCCCCCTCCCCCATAATGCGCAAAGCCCAAGTGCTGCAAACACTCGGGCTTCACTTCCCAGCCGTTGTATGGAGCACAACCGCATGAGCAGACCTGATGATAACACCCTAGAAACCATCCGCGCCTCGCTGGAATACCACGACACCGCCGTCGGCGCCCTCATCTGGAAGATCGGCCGCAAGAAAGGCGAACTCGCAGGGTCCTTCGTCGGCCCCCACAAAGAGCTTCGCGTACGCGTTAACGGCCAGTCCCTGTCCGCCGCCAAGATCGTCTGGTTCTTGGTCCTTGGCTGGTGGCCCGAGAACCGTCTCCGCCGTGTCAATCTCGACTACGACGACATCCGAATCGACAACCTAGAAGAAACTCACCGCCGCGAGGGCCCAGGGCGGTAAAAAAACCCCGCCTCTCTCGAGGCGGGGTCCGTGGCACGTGAGCAGGGGTTGCTCACAAGTGGTAGCGGCCACGCAACCTACTGGACGTCCCCTCCCATCGCCTCGCGAAAACGCCCCTCCAGCATCCTCGCCGCCATACTGGCAGGCATGACGTCCCCAAACTCAATGTCAGAGAACTCCCGCGGCCCCTGTAGGAGGCCGGGGATATACAGCACCGGCCCGATCATGGCGTACTGCACGCCATCCAGCGTCACCACCGTGACCTGCACCAGCCGATCGTCGTCCTCTGTCGTCACGAGATTCATCCCGTCTTCTCCTCAATCCCTGCAAGCTGCTTGCGTAACCGCGTGAGCTCCTCGGTCAGCGCCTCCGCGAAGACCGCCTGTACCTCAATGCGTCGCCGCAACCCGTAGATATACTCCCTCAAGAGAACATTCTCCACCTGAATCGGCGGATCCTCGGTCGTCCAATTTAAGAAGGGCTTCATCGTGGCGTCCCCCGTAATCGATCGGCGACAAGTGTCGCGTAACCGGCAATGTCATCCCAGTTGTCAATCTTATTGGGATTGCCGTTCACAATGCGAGAAAGCTTCGTCGCAATCATTTCAAGCGCCTCCCATTGGTCCTCCCCCATCACCGTCCCTGCCTCGTGAGCATGGTCCGTGATCACCGATTTGAGCTTCTGCGCAAGTCGCGCATTGTCCACAAAGAGACCGTAGTCCTTGGCCCGTGAGCCGAGGATCGTGTCAATCTCTGAGAAGACCTCTTTGAAAGTCAAGGCCACGCCGTCCTCATCGGATTCTTTGTTCATCTCGTCGCGAATGCAGAAAACATCGGAAAAACTAGCATTAAAATGACCGCATACTGAGGCAATCGTCGCAGCAGGGTTATCAAAGAAATACTGCCTGATCAAAACTTTAAGCTCAGGAGTCATCTCCTGAAGCGGTGTTGGCTCATTCATCCCTCGCTCTCCTTTCTCATGTGGGAGAGCCTTTGTAGCATGAAACGAATTAAAGCTTCAACTTCTTTCTTTTGCGATGGCGCGTACGGTGCTCGTTCCAGTGCAGGATTCGATGGCAATTAGCACAAAGCGGAATGCAATTCTCTGTCGCTTCTTTGATGGCAAGCGGAAGGTTATTGTTTCGGCTCACAAGCTCCTGCACCGCATGCTCCTTGGTCCCTGGGTGGTGAAAGTCGATCACCGCAGGGTGCTGCATCCCACAATGCGCGCATCGCTGCTTCGCCTTAAACGCCGTCCACTCCGCCCGTATCCGATCCTTCTGCTGCCTCGATCGCCGGATCTGCTGCGCCTTATTCTTGAGATAATGCCGGCGGGAATACGCCCTCTGGCGCTCGCGCCGTGTCTCAGGGTCCTTGTACGGCATGACCTAAAGCGCCCGCTTCCAATAGAGCGTCTTGGCGTAAGCGTACTCGATCGGCGGGGTGTAAAGCTTGAAGCCACAGGCGATGAGGTTATTGGCGCTGGGATGGTTATCCGTCGTATCGGACACCGCAAGCTTGTAGCCCGCTCGCCGTGCCCAGTTGAGCCGCACGCGGATAAGACGCTTCTGTAAGCCCTGCCCTCGGTACGCGGGCAGGAGCCCAGATCGGGAGAGGTAAATCCCGCGGGCGTGCTGGAGGGAGGGCGTCGCACAGGCAAACCCCACGTGCAACGAGCCGTGGTCCATGAGCCACCAGACGCCGTCTTCCGGAAAGTACAACCGATCCGAAGGAAGACAGGCCTTCTGTAGCGTCGTCAAAAGGCGTCGCCCAGCGTCGCCCTTCGCCGAGATGCGATAACACCGAAAACCCCCCATAACGGGGGAAAGTATAAAATAAAAAGTTAGATCGGGGAGTGGTAGTCGATGACCAATTGGACCGCGGCGATATAGCGGTCGAGCTCCGCAAGGTCGGCGGCTTTGTCTTGGGAAAAGACCGCCGTGCCACGGCCCGTGGCACGTTTGCGACGGTCCGCTTTCAGGTTATCCAGCGTCTGGTTCAGCATGTAAAGCGTACAGTGCTCCATGAACTCCACCGGAAGCTCAATCAGATAGTCCCCTTTTGGGACCTTCTGCTTACGGGCCTTCTTGGTCTCAGGGTGGTCCTTGCCGAGGATCTTCTCGAGCACCGCTTGGCGGCTCATGACAGGACCTCCACGTGGGACTCCGTCTCGATCCACACCCGAGCGCCGCAGGAGAGCGGCTTGTCAGGGGAGTAGACCACCCGCGACGGGCCGTTAATGACGACGTCCTTGGCGTAGGTATTGGATTTATAGTTCTTAATCGTCAGCACCGGCTCCTGCGTCCCGTTCTTCAGGTTCTTGCGGATGACGTGCTGGTTCACGTGGATGATCGTCTTCATGGCGCTATCCCTCGTTTCCGAATCTCAAACACGACAATCGGGGCATCCCATTCTTCCGCAATCTTAATACACTCCGCCCGCTCTGCGCCGGCCACCATCGCCGCGAAGGTCTCCAATTGCTCGACGGTCGTCAACCTAAAGTCAAACGGGTTGTCGTTACCGTGCAAGAGGATCGCCTCTTGGGCCATGGCAATGATCTCATCGCGGGTCATGACGCTTTCCTCCCACGGATGGCATTGGCCACACCACTCGGACATGACTCACAAGTTGGCTCGTAACTCTCAGCCACCAACGCACACGCCTCACGCTCGGCTGCGGCAACGAGGGCGGCAAAGCGTTCAACGTCCATACACAACGGCATAATCGATTCATTTTTCTGGTACGGGCTGTGGCGACCTGTCGCCGCTCCTGCCTCTCGCGCCAGTCGGATGATGTCGTCGCGGGTCATGGCTTCTTCTCCGTGACTTCAGACACACCAAGCCCAACTATCTTTTCAAAGCAGCACTCCATGCAGAAATGCCTGACATTGCCGTCGGCAACGCGGTTGAATGTAACGACGCTGGTGATCGTCCCGTGAACGGGGCAATCGTATTCGGGTTGCACAATGACCATACGATCTCCTTCCATCGCCCATCCGATACTGTAGTCGCGGGTCATAGCACCGCCCTCATCAGTGCAAAACCAAGCATGAAAGACACTACACACAGGGCTGCATCTATCCATTCTTCGCGGGTCATGGCTTGTCCTCCTGAGCCAGCGCAGCACGAAGGTTCAGGATCTTCTCCGAAAGATCCCCGTCCTGCTCGATCTCTTCCAAATCCCGACAGCTACCCCACTCGGCGTCGATCATGACAGCCCATCTCTCGAGTAACTTCAGCGCATCTTCTGCGGCGTTGCGTAAATCGCTCATCGTCTTTCTCCTTTCTATACTTAAGGCTCTCTCACCCATTCATTGTTTCGGGCCTGCTCGTCTCGGAGCTGCTCCTCGAGGTCCTTGATCCGTGAGACATAGTACTTGATCCGTTCACGAAGATCCCGAATCTCATGCTGATACTCACTGACCGTATGCGATCGCGCATCCCACTCACGCTCCCATGCGCCCGCCTCGGATTCTTTGTCCACCATCATAAAAACCCCCGTGCCGCGTAATAGCCAAGTGCCACTCCAACCAAAAGCCCCACTAGCAGTAAGGCAATCTCCACAGCAATCCCGTCCTTCTCCCGATCTCGGTAGGCGAGGATCACCTGCTGCATGTACTCCACTTCTGCTTCAAGCTCCGTGATCCGTTCGTAGAGGTCCTTCAAAAGTAATCCCTCCCTCCTCGAGAACAGCGCCAGTTGGGGTTAGGCACATGCCGCCAGGAATAATCCCGACACGCCTTAAACTCCCGCCACAGTCGTCGCAAGGTTCGCATCATCGCTTTTCCCTCAACGCTTTGGTATGCAGCCAGCCATTGGCCGTGGGCCGATAACCCACCGCCACGAGCGCCTCTTCGCTACGGCAATAGCCGTCCTTGCGCTTATGCAACCGGAAACTATCGGGATTAGCAAACACCTGTTTGCATTCCGTACATCGTCGAACTCTGGGTGTCGTCATTTCTCTCTTTCTCCTAGCATTGCATCGGCCATAAAGTAGGCCCGCTCCGCGATCAAAAGCTCATTCTCGAGCTTGGTCTTGGCGATGATTGCTTTCATCGCTTCGATCGCCATGTGATCGCGTAACGTCAGCCCACCGTGTAATTTAATCTGTCCTGAATCATCCACAATCCTATCAGGAAAAATATTCATTTTTTACTCTTTGGTATAAAACTCTAATATTTCATCTTCGATCAACATCCTCTGTTCCTCTGGGATGGCCTTCGTAATATTGATCTTCTTAGTTTTGCCGTTTTTCTGTTTAAAGAGAACGTTAATCTCCGTAATGTCCACCATACCCGGCAGGACTGCACCACTGACATAAAGCGGATCCAGATTCTCATAGAGCACCTCGACGTCTAGGGTAAGTTCGGTGTCATGCTTCATCGCGTGTCTCCCGTGCATTGATTCGCGCTAGAAGCTCCGCTTCTTTGTAGGTCTTTTCAAACAGCTCATCGATCAAAGGCGTGATAATGGCGCCCATCCCCGCCTTGTAGAACTTCTGAAGCTCTTTGATCTTGTGGTACGTCTCCATATGGATGGAGATCGTCTTGAAACTTACCCGCGTTCGCTTGGAAGGCGAGTAGCGGCCTGGGTACCGGTACTTTCGCTTCCGTCGATTGCGCCATGTGTACGCCTTCAGCTCTTGAAGGCGCTCGCGCGCAGACTCATCGCCTTCCTCGACGCGCTTGGTTAAGCGCTGGACCCCGAGCCGCGGGAAACGCTTGTTGAAGTCGTCGTAGTTAAGATTCATCCACTTCAAGCCCTTTGGCAAAGGCTTTTTGGAAGCTTGTGGTTTGGGTGAACTCATAAGTGTCTCCTTTCTTGATTTCTACCCTAACAGCTCGATACCAGAGATGCAACTACGATTTCGCTTCGCCCCACGAAGGACCAATCTCAACATCCACTCGGGAGGGGACCTCGAGCGTCACAGCCTCCCGCATGATCCGTGCGGCTTCCTCCGCTTCTTCGCGGGTGTTGACGCTGACGGCTACTTCGTCATGCACCTGAAGGAGAAGACGAAAGCCGGCTTTGTTGAGCGCCACCATCGCGGCTTTGGTCTGATCCGCGGCGGATCCCTGAATGAGGCGGTTGAGGCCCTTGTAGGTCATCGCCCGCTTGATCCTTGGTCCGTATTCCACGACGGCTTGCTCACGCGGCAGTGCCTTGTTCACGCCCCATTCGATCGGTTCCCAGAGCGGGAAGCGGCACTTGCGTCCCAAGAGCGTGCGGATCGAACCATTGGAGGCAGGATGCTCGATGCGACGCATGACCGCATCGATCGTCCCGCGAAGGAAAGGCACCTTGGCATGGAAGGTCCCAATCAGCTCGCCGGCTTCATCCAAGGGTAGGTCAAGCGAGTTAGCTAACTTCTGCTTGCCCATGCCGTACATGAGGCCAAGGCCAATGGTCTTGGCGGCCTTACGGGAAATACCTGCGAGGTCCGCTACCATTTGGTGGAAGTCGGTGTCGGGGTTGGTGCGATAGGCATCGGCCATACGTTCCGCCCCAGGAAGCTCCAGTAGCGCCGCGTAGTGCACCAAGAGCCGTGGTTCTTGAGCCGAGAAGTCATTCGCCGCCCAGAGCTGGCCCTCTTCGGGAAGAAAGAGCGAGCGGACCATCGGGCCGATCACCTCATGGCGAGCGGGCACCTGCTGGAGGTTGGGGTTATTCATCGACAGACGCCCTGTCACCGTGCCGCCGCCCTCGGAGCGGAGCTGGTTAATATGCGGATGGATCCGCCCATCAGCGCTACTGTGGTCGAGATACGGCCCCAAGAACGTGCCGTGCGTCTTGTTGAACTCCCGCGCTTCGATAATCAGCTTGGCCACAGGATGCTCGTGGGAGTCCAAGAAGGTCTTCGTGAAGCTTGGAAGGCCGGTCGCGGTCTTGGGGTACGGCAACCCGAGCTTGTCAAAGGCCTTGGCGATGCTCGCCGCGGCCCAGATGTCAACTTTTTCGCCAGAAATTAACTTGATCTGTTTGATATGTTCGTTTTCTTGACGTTTGAAATCCTGAATCAGCTTCTCGCAGTGGTCTCTATCGAAACGGATACCTTGATAGGTGAGGTCGATTAAGACGGGCAGGAGCTCTGTCTCGAGCGTGAAGATGGATTCCACTTCCTCTTTGCGCAGGAGCGGCTTTAGGTGATGCCAAAGCTTGAGCGTTAGCGCGGCGTCTTGCTCGGCGTAGTCGCCGACGTACATCGCGGGGAGCTTCCAAAGCTCTTTCTTTGCGTGCACGCCAAAGTCGGAGGCGGCGTCTTTGAGTCCTTGTTCGGACTTAACCTCTTTGAGGTAATCAAACCCCAGACTGTTGAGCGCATAGCTGTAGCGGTTCTCATCCAAGAGCGGCGCCGCCAGCATAGTATCGTATATGTTACCATTGACCGTGAACCCTGAAGCGCGAAGCCAGCCTAAATCATAGGCCGCATTGTGCATGATCTTATCGCAGGGTAATTCAAGGACTTTCTTGATCCAACGATTGACGATCCTCTCATCGAGGTTGCCACCACCTTGGTGCGCGATCGGGAAGTAGCCCTTCCAGCCATCCACTGCCACCGCGTAGCCGACGATGAAGCCATCCTTGCGAGGCCAGCCTGGGCCCATCGACTCCATGTGCGGATCGCAGGTTTCCAAGTCGATCGCAATCTCTGTCGCCGCGGAAAGGTCGGGGAAAGAAGAAGGAGGCACCCACTCAGACGGGCGTTGGAAGAGAGGGACACTATTCATAGACGAAAGCCTTTTCTAAAGTCTTTGGGAAGAACGAGATGCAGGGTCTGCTTCGCTCGCGTGATGCCGACGTACAGCAAACGGTTGATGTCGTCCGCGTTGCGTTCGTACTCTTGCGCGAACTTGATCGAGAGATCCGTGATCAGTAAGACGTTATCCGCCTCACCGCCTTTGGCACCGTGGATCGTCGAGAGCTTGATCGGCACCTTGCCCGTGACCTTCACGCCGCGGCGAAGAAGCGCGATCAGATAATTGCGCTTGTCTTCAGCGATCTTGGTCAGCGCTTCGTGCCAGATCGCATCGGTCTGTAGGCCATGGTCCGTGGTCAGTGACTCGTGTGTATACAATGTATCTACACTCGCCGTCTTCAGCCCCTTATGCCCACGCTTCACCGCGGAGGAGTCGAGGTATTTGTAGATGATCTTCACGGTGTCGTAAGGCACTTCACCGCCCTTGCGCAGACGCTCCCAGCCTATGACGGCCTGAAGCACAGACTCTGGGATGCTCCGTTGTCCGTGGCGCTCGAAGAGTAGCCCTTGGGACTTCAGCCACTCATGCATGTCGGTCAGCATGTAGTTTGCGGCAGCGAGGACGAGCCACTCGCCCTGGGTGATATCGACGTGATGGAAGTCGTTGTAGTACGTAATCGTCCCGCCTTCGGTACGAGGCTTCCACACCTTCGGTTGGCGTTTGCGAATCCGGTTCACTATCTGATCGGCGAGCGCGTGGATCTTTGACGGCACGCGGTAGGATTGCTCGAGGACTCTGACGTCGCCCTCCAAGGTCAAGAACGAATCGACATCGGCGCCTGCCCACGTGTAGACCGCCTGGTCGTCATCGCCTGCGATGTACGTATGCTGGGCTCGTTCAATCAGCTCCTTCACCAGCGCCCACTGCAAGCGGGAGAGGTCCTGCGCTTCGTCGATGATCAGCGTTTTAAGCGAAGGCAGCCGGTCGGGCTCATCTAAAATCTTCTCCAAAAGATCGGTAAAATCCAGCAATCCCCGTGAGGCTTTGTAATGCCGATAGGCCCGATCTACATATTCAAAATGATACCACTCGATCGACATGCTACTTTCGTTGTAGTGCTGGCGCAGGTCCTTGCCCCGCACACGGGCGATGTTGACTTCGTTCAGGACAGGGTGCGTCGCCTTGACGGCAAACTCCTCTTCACCCTGCTCAATGCCCAGCTCAATCCCCGCCTCTTTAGCGAACTCTGCATAGTGCTCAGGGCCCATCATGTCTTTGCCTGTGATACCCAGGCAGCGGTAGGCAAGTGAGTGCAGGGTGCGAAACCACGGGAAGTCTAAATCCGGATTTAACGCAGGGAACTTCCGAATCGCCCGATCGCGCGCTTCGGTTGCGGCCTTACGAGTAAACGCAAAGTAACCGATCTTCGTCGGGTGGATCTCGGCGGACAATTCCTCTTGAACGACGGAGAGGAGGTAGGTCGTCTTGCCTGAGCCCGGCGGGCCAAAGACCTTAGTTATCTTCGTCGTCATCTTCGTCATCAAACCTTTCTTCGAGTTCATCCCAGCCCAAAGGCCAGACGATCAATGGCGTGTCCTCGCCGACATAGGCGCCGAGGATGTTGAAGTCGACGTACTCCGCAGCCTCTTCAAAGGTCGCGTTGTCGCGGGCCATCAAAATACTGATGATGGCATCGCCGTCATAGATCAACGTGTCGACTTGCGTCGAGCCCCCGTCCTCGTCTCGCTGCCACACAGACGCCACGCCAAACATTGCGGCATCAAACCCATCCAGCTTTTTCATTAGAAAGGACTCCTGCTGCGTTTTTGCTCAGGCGTGTCAAACGGTGCATCCTGCCGTTCAAAACGCGGTATCCGCCAACACCGTGTCGCGCGGTTCTTTAGGAAAAGGCTAATCGGCTCACCGCCCATCTCACGTAAGCGCTGCGCCATCTTGGGCAGCGTCATGCCTTTGAAGTTGTTACGGTTGAGATGCGCTTCGAGGTCCTTCATACGGAAGTAGGTGCGGCCCTCTTCGTCGTTCGTCCAAGGCCGGCCCAAGAGGACTTCGTCGCGATCCATCGCCTGCTGCAAGTGCGTGCAGAACTCTTCAAGCAAATCATTGAAGCGGCCGGTGAGCGTCGTGTCCTCACTGGCTACGGTGATCTGCTCGGTCTCCACCATCTCGGTCAGCAATGCATTCAGGAGCTGCTCCCAGTCAGCTTTCTTCACGGCTGGCGGGAGGACGTTCAATCGCTCGACGCACGCCTTTTGGAAAGCGATCTGGTTGAAGAGGCTCTCTGTATCCAATTCGATACGCTTGCCGTTGACATCCAAGAACCACAGAGGCGGTTCGCTTGCGTACTTGGATAACGCAGAGAGCTCTGGGGAGTCTGGCCCGTGAGCCCCGATCCCATACTTACGAGTCCTGCAAAGACCACTATTGCAAAAACTATTGAGCGGCGCGTCTTTGCACCGGTACTTGTACTCTTTCTTGCTGATCTGTTTGATCAGTGTCTGCACTTCATGGTTGGGCAATGGTGGACTGACATACTTGTAGTTGTACTCCACCATCAAGTTGTCCCAGGTCGCAGATTGCGCCCGCTTGAGATACAAACCGATATTAAATAGCGCGTTGTTCCGTGTTCCTTCAGGCACGCCTTGTGCGCAGATGGCCTGTAGACACGGCGGACCATCCTTGATCGGTGATTCAGGCGCCTTGGGCTCTTCAGGGAACTTGATATCTTTGTCCTGCACGAACTTGTCGTAAAGGGCATAGAACTCTTCGAGCGTTACCGCGTTGCCTTCGTCGTCAAAGGCATAGCGCATCGTGTCATCGCCGCCGAAATACGGCAGATTCAGGAAGTTACCGGTATCGCCACGTTCGACGAGAATCTCCGCCTGCTTCGGGAAGATCTCACGGCCTGCTTCGCCCAGTAGCGCCGCAGCGGCTTTCAGATACCGCTGCATATCTGCCGCGGGGATGGGTTCTTTGACAAATAGGAATACGTGCGCGCCGCCTGACTTACTGCGGCACACAACGAGGGGGAGCTCGAGGCTACGGATCTTTTTGATCAGACCCGCATGGTCAAGAGGGTATTGATCAATGTCGATGCATCCCCAGATGCAAGAGTTGTCTGCCCGGATGGGGATGATGCCGAGCGAGGGCTCAACGCCCTCAAGATGCTTCTGCCAAAGGTCGTCCGTCGGAGGCTTACGTACAACGACAGCTTTGCCTGCCTTCTTGCCGTTGCTCTTGTCACCTTCGATCCTGTACGTTCCATAGGCGATGTCCAAGCCCGAGAATATTGCTTTGAAACGTGTAATGTCCGTCATTTCTTCTTTCTCGCAAGAGAAGGCCTACTCGTGGCGGGGTAGGGGAAGATACCACTTTCGGCCCCCGGTTCTTAGAAAGGAGCCGACTCCGAGGAGCCTTCCTCACCCTCATGCTTCACCTTGACGGTGCCAGAGGAAACCGATTGCGAGAATGCCTTGGCGGTCTCGTAAAGACCTTGGTCTTCCACGGTGCCAATGCGCTCCACTTCCCAACCGAACCACTTACCTTTGTCATTCGACTCCGGTTGAGTGGTTAAGCGGTACATTTGGCTGTACATCGGCGGGGTGAAAAGACCGTTACGGCCGGTCAGTTTCACCGACTGCATCATGCTGTTCCACTTGCGGCTCTTCTTGAGCTGCGTGGACTTCATGACAATCAAAGCAGGCGAGGGGGAGCCGTCTGCTTCTACCACCATCACGTAGTGATTGGCGGTGTTCTCGATGTAGTTGCCGTTATCCAAATAGTCCTTGTTCTCCCCTGGCTCGCGATGGGTCTTTGACAAGATATCGCTCGTCGAGGGGTAGATATGGATCGGCGCACCCGATCCGCTGCCACGTGGCGCCCATTCAATGTACTGACGGACGTACGCGCAAGGGATGACGGTGATGCCTTTCTTGCCATCATAGAGCTGGCCGGTGACGCTGTTGTAGATCATGCCGGGAAGAGCGCCATCGATCGCGCCGACTTCGGGGGAGGTGTTCGTCAAAAGACGAAGAAACGGAAGCGCAAAGTCTTCCTGATTCATGCCCGCAAAACTATCGCGAGCATCCTCCTCAAAAGCTGAGGCAAGTACCAATGCGGTGGATTGCTCCACCTTCTCTGCAAGTGCTGATTTAGCCATGTTTCGTGATCCTTGGTTAGTTAAACAGATTTAATCGTCGCTTTTTTGCCAATGAAGGCACCGAACAGTTCTGTGGGGAACTCTTCGCCACGCTCCACTCGCTCTTTGACCCAAGCCTTGAGGGTTTGGGGTTCTACCTTCTCAGCCTGCGCAGCGGGGTAGCCTTGCTGACCGAGGAGATCCAGTAGACGAACACAAAGCTCGTCTTCGCCGCGGCCGAAACGGACGCTGACGGTGTTTTTGATGATGTCGTCGAAGCCATGATCGCGCAGCCACTGGAACGCCTCTGCGCGGCGGGCCTCACTGATTGAAGCACTATAGAACGGCTTGATGTCGATGCTGCTGCCGTCTTCCATCTTGAAGGACGACATGCCGAGCTGAGCCAGAGCCTCGGGCAGCGCTTCTTCGGTGATCTTGCGGTACTGGTTTTTCCGCTCCTTCACCGTTTCTTCGAGGTCGTCGATCTCCTTCTCTAAGAGCTTGGCCCGTCGTGCGAGGGCCGATATCCCAGAGATATCATCGTCTTGAACCTTTAAAGCGCCAGCATCATTTTCAAATAAACTCGTGAGAGTCATCATATTCTCCTTTCTTGAAGAGGTCGATTTCTAACGGGATATAGCGCCGTTCGCGTTTATCCCACTTCAGGCACTTGTAGCGCCCGTTATTCTTGAACGCCGCCACTGCGCAGCACAAGCCTATCGCAGATGGATCGCCGATCAACAATAAATAGTCGTCGTCCGTGAACTTGTCAAGTTTGCGCTGGATGCGCCTGACTGTCGGGGCGACGGAAAAAGCAATCTGCGCATTAGGCGGCAGAATGGTTTCAATCTTGCCGTAGTCCAATGCGCTCGCAATGTTGTGTTGCAGCGTCTCAGAAACTACGTAAACTGTAGGCACGTTCGTTCTCCTTTCTCAAAACGAGGAACGAGAGTAGACTAACACAACGGGCAATGCAAGCCCCTAGAAAGCGAGAGGCCAACATGAGTAAGTTTTTGGAAACGTATCCGTTTAAGAATAAGCCGTTTGTCCACCAGGCTGCGTATTTGCAGCGTTTCTGGGATTTTCCTGTTGCCGCGTTGTTCGCGGACACCGGAACGGGGAAAAGTTTCATGTTAATCAACAACATAGCAATGTTGTACGACCAGGGAAAAATAAACGCCGCATTGATCGTGGCGCCCAAGGGCGTGTACCGCAACTGGAGCGGCATTGAAATCCCTAAGCACATGCCCACGCACGTTGAGCATCGTGTAGCGCTGTGGTCAGCAACGCCACGCAAGGCAGAGCAGGCGGCGCTTGATTCTTTGTTCGAGGTCACTGAGGACTTAAAAATCCTCATAATGAACATAGAAGCTTTTTCAACCACTAAGGGCACAAAGTTTGCTCAAAGGTTTTTGTTTGCGCATGACGCAATGATGGCGATCGACGAGTCAACAACGATTAAGACACCAAACAGCAAACGCAGCAAAAATACTGAAAAAACAGGCAAAGAGGCAAGATACCGGCGCATCATGACGGGATCCCCTGTGACAAAGTCTCCGTTGGATCTTTATCAACAGTGCGCCTTCTTGTCCGACGCGTGTCTTGATTCTCCGTCTTATTACGCGTTTCAAGCCCGCTACGCTTTAACGATAGAAAAACGAGTTGCTACGCATAGCTTTAAGAAGATTGTGGGTTATCAAAGATTAGATGAACTCAAAGAAAAGCTGGATAGATTTAGTTTCCGCGTTCGCAAAGAGGAGTGTTTTGACCTTCCTGATAAGATTTTCCTGAAGCGTGAGGTGGAGCTCACCCCTGAACAAAGAAAAGCCTACGATCAAATGGTTCACCAGGCTTTGGTTACGTTAGAGCAGGGTTTGAGCAGCACGGTTAACGTGCTTACTCAAATCATGCGCTTGCAACAGATAGTTTGTGGGCACGTCACGTTAGATAACGGGCAGACTGTGTCTTTGCGAAATGGGCGTATTGATGAAATGCTTGCCGCGATCGAAGAGGCGGATGGAAAAGTCATCATCTGGGCGCACTTTAGACAAGACATCGAGGCCATCAAGTTGGCGCTTTCTAAGAAGTACGGAATGAACTCCGTAGCCACTTACTTCGGTGACACCGGAGGCGAGGAGCGAGCAGAGATAGTAAACCGTTTTCAGGACCCTGAAGATGAACTTCGGTTTTTTGTCGGCCAACCCAGGACGGGGGGATACGGCCTCACGTTAACCGCCGCACATACCATGATCTACTATTCCAATAGCTATGACCTCGAGGTACGTCTCCAGTCAGAGGCCCGCATTGATCGGTATGGACAAACAAACAAGATGACCTACATCGACTTGGTCTCGCCTAATACGGTGGACGAGAAAATCGTCGAGGCCCTTCAGAAGAAAATGGATATCGCAAACCTGGTTTTGGGGGAGGATGCACGTGACTGGATCAAGTGACATGTGGTAGGATTGCCCTATGGTATATCGGAGAGGTTTCCTATGGCACTTCGTCACGGGCATACGCGGGCACGAGAAGTAAACGGCAAGCGCAGATGGTCTAGTCTGTACATTCGCTTCATGAACCTGAAGGCCCGTTGCGTTCGGCCTAGCGATCCGGATTACATTAGATACGGAGCAAAAGGCATCACGGTTTGCGATCGCTGGCTAAAAGGAGAGGATGGCCTGACGGGGTTTGAGTGTTTTTTGGCGGACATAGGAGAACCCCCGTTTGAAAAGGCCACCATTGATCGTATTGATTCAACAAAGGGATACAGCCCAGAGAATTGTCGATGGGCCTCCGCAAAAGAGCAGGGGAATAACAGAAGGACCAACCGCTGGGTTGAGATAGACGGCGTACGTAGGACAGTACAACAGTGGTCTGAGGTCAGTGGGGTCGGACCAAAAACTATCATTTATCGCCTTAACAAAGGCATTCCCGCTAAAGCCGCGGTTTTTACCAAGCCTGACTATGCAAAGAGGTGGTGAATGGTTGATCTGATCCCTATCCGTAGACTCTACAAGTACGAACGCCTCGAGCGGGTCGATAGCCCAGAGGGCCGGCGGTACGTGGACGGTAATGCGAATGCATTGCCTAGCGTCACCACCATCCTGTCGGGAACGAAGGACAAGTCGGGCCTTGACGCGTGGGCCGCGAGGGTTGGTGCTGCGGAAGCGAACCGGATTAAGAACGAAGCTGCCGCGGTCGGCACGCACATGCATAACGTCATCGAGCGGATGATCGCCTACCGTGACCTGCCGAGGCCCACTAACTGGCTCATGGTCCGTGGTTATGAGATGGGTTATCGGCTCATAAACGAGTATTTCTTGAACCTTAACGAGATCTGGGGCTCAGAAGTGCCGCTGTATTACCCGGCTAAGTACGCAGGAACCACGGATTTGGTCGGTATTTACCGCGGGAATCCTGCGATCGTCGACTTCAAACAGTCGCTCAAGCCCAAAAAGCACGAGTGGATTGAGGACTACTTCCACCAGCTTGCCGCCTACGCGCTTGCGCACGATGCGGTGCATGGCACCACCATCAAACACGGCTACGTGCTGATCGCGCTACAGAGCGGAGGCACGCAGGAATTCAGCACCAGTGGCGCCGAATTTGAGCGGTATAAAGAAGCTTGGATGAAACGCGTGGAGGCGTTTAACCCGCCATCGGCGGCATCCCCGCCTGAACCGCAGCCGCCCCCGTAATCGGATCAAACGGGAAGAGCTGCTGGAGCATCATCCGGCTTTGCGTGGTCGGTGGAGCGCCGCCTCCGGCTGGAGGCCCGCCCGCAGGAGGTGCCCCGGACGGCATGCCCGGCATGCCACGGGTCGCCGGAGCGGGGGGAGAGGGTCTCCCGCGCAGTCGATTGTAGACGTCGTCCAAGGTTTGAAGCTGTTCACTTGCGGTCCCGCCCCTGGCCTCCCGACGTCGTTGTAGCAGTTCTTGCCGTTCTGCTTCTCGCTCCTCCTCAGTGGGAGCTTGCACGTAACGCTGAACAGCGCCGGGGGCTACTGTCGGGGAAAACAGCAAGCCGAAGACAATCCTTCCGAGATTGCGCTTCTCGTCATTGCTCAAGTCCTTTCGCAACAGTTGTGCCGTCAGCTCCGGGTCTTTGGCAACCTCGAGGAGCATAGTCATCTGCTGCTGAGACGGCATTCTCTTAAAGATACGTTCTGCGTTTTTAATAACGCGGGACGCAAAGCTCAGAGAACCCGGGCCTCCGGGGCTAATCATTCCTGCAAATCGAGCGGAGAGCTGTGTAATTGCAAGCTCCTCAAGAGTACTCATATTAGACGTGGGCAAGTTTTCAGCGCCCGACACCACCCCAGACCTGAGCCTTTTTTCGATCTGAAGAGAAGCATCTAAAAGCTTCTTCATGTTTGCGGCTTGCTCTGCTGTCACCAGCCCTTCTTGGACCATTAGTGACATCAAAGTCGGAAACGTTCTCTGACCTGCCCCCTTTAAGGGACTATACAACGCCTGCCGATATGCTTGGGGGTCAAACAAAGAAACGACTTCGCCATCGGGAAGGGTCCTGGTGTCAAACCCTTTAGCCTTAGCGAAAGCGTAGCTCATTAAAATGGACTGTAGCCCTTCTCTGGCTTGCAGCTTTTCTGCCGCGGTAGCCGTGGTAGAGCTGTTGATCTCGAACAGGAGATCCTTAATAGCCCCAACCGGTCGATTGCTACTTAATGCATCGTACACGGGACCAAACGGATCTTCGTTCTTCCCGTCTGCGCCTATTAAATCCGCAAAAATCTTCTGGTTACGCAGCGTGTAGTTGGCTTTGCTGGCCGGATCCATAACCTCTTCAAGCGCCTGTTGAGCACGAGAAATATTGGAAAACTCTTCCGCCAGCCCAAGCTCTTCAATCAAATCACGATTACGTTCCCTGAAGGTATCAAACTTCTTCAGGTTAATAAGCCGCCGCCCGTCTTTCAGCTCCGTTGTTTCCGAAGCCAAGCTACGCATCAACCGCTGCTGTGACCCCAGCACGGAGTTAATGATTTCACTCGGATCGAGGGTTCCGGGCCTGCGCTTTTTTGAAAAATCGTCTAGTGCTGATTCAGGAACGAGGGTCGGCAACCCCTGGGCACGCGCCTGCTCATCCACCCGAAGTAGTTGAGAAGTGATGTCCTCGATAGACATGTCTCGAGTGATGCCTTTCGCCGCCAGCTCGTTAATCGACTCAATATTGCCGATAAAAGGCGAAAGACGATCGCGAACCACCCCGGTCCAGACCCTGTTGACGAAAAGGTCTTGACGCAGCGCATCAACGATTTCGCTATCGGTTATCTCGTTGTAGTCCTGCTTTTGAGGGAAGTATCCCGCATCAAATACACGTTGACGAACAGCATCCATGCCGGCTTCAGGGGGAACGATTAACCGCCCACCGACGTTTTCAACGGGCCGCACGAGGCCCCGCAACGTGCGGTTGGTGATGTCTTGCGCTGCAAGTTCTCCCCCTACATCTGCGATCCCTCCCGTGCGCTTAATGAATTCAGCCAAAGGAACCGCGGAAGCTCCTGCCTTTCGTTCGGCGACAGAGAAAACGGCTCGGCTAACCTGAGCAGGATTGTTGAGGTCGATCGCTTTTGTTCTGCGCAGCGAATTAAAAATATCGCGTGCCTCCTGCGCATAAACGGCCTGCACCACGTCTTGCGCCGTGGAGTCTGCGACTAGCTTTTCAGAAAACCGTGCCGCATCCGAGATTTCACGCATCCTCATGTAAGCCGCATCCGCTCCGCCCGAAACGGTACGACGGACAAGCGTCTCAGCAGGAATGATCAGTCTTCCTGACCCATCTACATCGTCAAACTTGCCAGCAAAGGTCCGCGTGAAAACGTCGTGGAAAACTTTTGAGAAGCTTCTTGCTTCCGAAAAGATAGGGTCATCCAACGTTTCTAGGTCACGAATGGCGGCGTTTGCCAGTAAGTGATAGACACGCGCACTGTTAGCGTCATTCTGACTAGCAGCGAGGCGAGCCTTTTCCCTAAACTCGCCCGCCGCTTTAGCAAGGCGATCCGCTTGCAAGTTAGGAACCTCTAAGCCCGCCATTGCGGGGTTAGGGCCTGTCTTGTTGTTGTTGAAATACTCTACGTATTCGGGAGTACGTGCGTTTTTCCTATAAGAAGTTCCAAGCTCGCGAAGGTCCTTAAAACCAAGCCCACGCATGTCCGTGACAAGGCCTCTTCGCTGGCCTTTTGAGACGGGGTCGAGCCCGGCGGTGAGATCTAAATAGGTTTCTGCCAAGTTACTGGCCTTGACCCTATTTGGAACATACCGAGTTCCTGCCTTGTTTAAGCGGAAAGCAGCAAGGGTTCTCTCCTTATACAACGCATGCATTGTATCTTGAGCGGCCCGTACGACCTTTTCCAAATCGGTCGTTAGGTCATTCGCAATTTCTTCATTAAGCCTGGATCCGCCTCGACCGAGCCTTTGTGCTTTGTCCGCAGCGACAAAGGCCGCTTGGTCAAAGGCCATTTGAAACAGATTTTGCAGATGGATTTCGCGTGCTTTTACCGCCTTGAGAACAAGGTCAGGGTTACCGCTTTCCGTCAGGGCCTGAAGGACACCAGCATAGATCTGAAGCCCTCGCTCGCCCATCTCTTTTGTTTCGCCAGAAAATTGCGCATTTCTCTGTGCCAACAACCTTTCAAACGCCGTTAACGGGCGATAGTCGATTAATTGGGCAGGCGTTAAACGGACAGGGCGGCCTGTCTTTGGATCAATAGGCAAATCTGCAATAGCGGCGGTAAGCTCGTCTGCAATTTGATTTGCGGTTCTTATGCCCCTGCCGCCTTCGCTTTCCGTTGCAACAACGCGCTGAAGGAGCTCCGCAACCTTACGCTCGGTTTTTAGGTCAAGGCCGGACTGCCCAACCATGAATCCATCAAAGATAAACTTGCCGGGACTCAATACACCGGCAGCACTCTCTGCCAAAAATTGCGCTAAGGGGCCCCCAACGGGGAACTGATCTGGAGGGAGGGTCGCAACCGCTGTTCCTCCATAGATACCTGCATAGGCGCTGATAAGTGCTTCACGCGCCAAGTAAGTGTGAGGGTTGGTTCGAGCAAAATTACCCAACTGCCCGATTAACTGCCCAAAGCGACCCGATTGAGCAGATGCGGCGGGAAACACAAACGCTAAAGGGGCACTTAAAGCACTCTCAGTCGCTGTGCGAACGCCTGAGTATATGGGCTGCAACTCCGCCTCTTTTGGGCGTCTAGCCTCGAAGTCTTCTTCCAAAAGGCTTCGACCATACAACGACGCCCCAAGCCCTGCTAATGTCCCTGCCACGGGCATAAACGGAGCAAAAGGCCCCGTAAAAGGAGCTATCGCGGTACCCGCTTTCATTCCGCCTGCTATCAGTGCAGTGGACATGCCGCC